CCCACATATTCAATTACCGCAATCGGCGGAACATAATTTTTCATCAACAACAGCAGCATATAAATAATATGCTACTATAACTGAGGATGATTATGGACGACCGTTTACAAACTGCATTGGATTTTTCTAAGTATCGCCAAACACTTGCAATACAAAGAAGGCTTCTAAAAGAAAAACTACAAGCTAAACTAACCTATGGCGCCAGCGGAGGCATTTTTCATATTGATCATTCTTTAATTGTTTTTGTTCAATTGTGTATTGATCAAGGTAGAGTATCCGGTATACCATTAATTGATACCAATGAAAACCCAGTACTCATCGACGACTTGGTGAAATTTCGAGATGAAATTTTTGATAGATATTTTTCAGCCAGTTTTGAATATATGAGCGAATATGAAAAAATTAAAAAAAGTAGAACAGTTGAAAAATTAGTAGATTTATGAAAAAAGGAATATTAATATTTGCTCACAACAGCAGAGATATTGATTATGCCTTGATGTCTTTAATATCTGCAAAATTTGCAAAAACGAATCTGCAAGTTCCTGTGTCTTTGGTAGTTGACAAATTCACAATAGAATGGATGCAGACTTCTGGTATCTATGATCTTTCTCTAGAAACTTTTGATAAAATTATAGAAATTGAAAAACCTGTTACTCAAAATATTCGAGTACTTAACGATGGATACACTTCTAAAACAGTTCCTTTTGTAAATTCAAATAGAGCTTCAGTTTGGGACCTTACACCATATGATAGAACATTGTTGATAGATAGCGATTTTTTAATTATGTCCGACAGCTTGAATCAATATTGGGATGCCGATACCGATGTAATGTTATCTCCATCCATGCAAGATGTTAGAGGAGATAGAAAAGGTATTTTGGATTCTTGGGTTTCTGAAACTGGAATTCCGTTATATTGGGCAACTACAGTAATGTTTACTAAAAATAGTGAATCTAAAATATTCTTTGACCTAGTAGATGTTATACGAACAAATTATAATTATTTTGCAGATTTGTTTAGATTTAACCCCAAACAATATAGAAATGACATTGCTTTCAGCATAGCAAAACATATGCTCAACGGATTTGACACAGGAGCTGAAAATCTCCCCCCGATACTAACACTGTTAGATAAAGATCTAATTCATTCTGTTGGTAAAAATCAATTGCGTGTTTATTTAAATGATAACTTGTCTGAAGATCACGTGGTCATTGCATCTATTAAAGATCTGGATATCCATGTAATGAACAAACAGAGTGTAATTAGAAATGCAAAAGAATTTTTGGAGATATTATGACTTTTGGATATCTCATTGTAGTTTCTAAAAACGATTCAGTTGACTATTTAAAATTAGCTTATGCTCTAGCATTGAGCATTAAAAATACTCAAAGAAAAGGATTTGACAAAGTAGCATTGGTAACTGATAATATTGAAGATGTTAAAAAACTAAAAAGTCCTTGGGTGTTTAACGAAATTATTGAATGGAATCAAGAAACTTTTTGGGATGGTCGAAGTTGGATGGATAAACTAAGTCCTTGGGACTATACCGTATGTTTAGATGCAGACATGTTGTTTTTTAGAGATTATAGTCATTGGGTTGAATACTTTATTGAGAATTCTGAACTATATATTCCCAATAAGTCATATACCTATCGAGGAGAGATCGTAAAAGATTCGTATTATAGAAAAACATTTGAACATAACGATCTTCCTAATTTATATTCTTTTTACACATTTTTTAAAAAAGATTCTAAACTATCCGAAGAATTCTTTTCATTAGGTAGGCACATTTTAAAAAATCCTAATGAATTTAAAAATTTATTTTTAGAAAATTATATTCCAAAAGTAGTAGGTACCGACGAAGCATTTAGTTTAGCTGCAAAAATTTTAGATATTCAAGACGATATCAGTTATGATTTAGAATTTCCTAAAGTAGTTCATTTAAAACCAATGATACAAAATTGGCCCTGGCCTGCTGATAAAGTTTCTGACCATGTTGGATTTTATTTTGATCTGAAGGGTAAATTAAAAATTGGAAATTATCAGCAACAAGATATTGTTCATTATAACGAAAAAAATTATGTAACTGATGAAGTTATTAGTATTTTAGAGAAAATTCTATGGAAGAAATAATTGATTTTGACAGTTGGTTACAGCAATATACTGCACCACAAGTAGAATACTGGGCAATTTTTGAGCCCACTACCGGTGAAGTTACTGGAATTTATCCCGATCTTGCTGCTTATGATAAACAATATAAAATAAAAATTGATAGAGATCTAGCAGAAGATATACATAGCGGAATAATTCAAATGAGTTCCTGTTTTGTAGATATGGATTCTGAAACAGTTGAAATCATTACCAAGCACAGTCTTGTTAAGATCGACGATGTACTGCATAGAGTTATTGATAAAAAATATGTGCCCGATCAAAAAAATGATATTATTATTCAATACAATGAATTAGAAAATAAAATAATTTTTGTTTTACACAATTCGATTAAAACTAGAAAGATTCAATGGGCCGGAAGTACTGAAATGCAGTTTTTTATCACAGGCTATAATGATCCACACGATCTCTATCAGACAATAGTTTTTCAACTAAAAGATTTAGAACAAAGTTCTAAAGAATTTATTTACACAGGATCTCACAATCAATTTAGTATTTTTACAAGAAGAATATTAAAAAATTATGTTTTTGAAAAAATATGAAAACTATAGAACTAGATATTGTATTTTTAAGCTATGACGAGCCAAATGCAGATTTGCATTATGCAGATCTATGCAATAAAGTTCCTTGGGCTAAAAGAGTACACGGAATAAAAGGCAGCGATGAAGCACACAAAGAAGCTGCAAGACAATCAGAAACAGATTGGGTTATTACTGTAGATGCAGACAACATTGTTGACACAAAATTTTTTAACACAGAGTTTGATCCTGATCAAAAAAATTTACAAGTAGTCAGCTGGTTAGCACGTAATAAAATTAACGGATTACGATACGGAAATGGCGGGCTGAAAATATGGCGTAAGGATTTTATTCTTAATATGAAAACGCACGAAGCCAGTGACAGTGATCGTGGCCAGGTAGATTTTTGTTGGGAAAATGGGTACCAACAATTTAAAGAATGTTATAGTGAAACAATTATTACAGGATCACCTTTTCAGGCCTGGCGAGCAGGATTCCGTGAAGGTGTTAAAATGACTTTGTTAGACGGAGTCAAAGTGTTGCCCGATGAAATTCAAGAACGTGTATGGTGGCATAATCTTCATAGATTAAAAATGTGGTCAACTGTTGGTTCACATGAAGAAAATGGAAAATATGCTGTGCTTGGCGCACGTATGGGAACTTGGATGACTAACTGCACAAATTGGAATTATGTTGATGTTAGAGATTTTGAAATCTTAAGAAATATTTATAACGAAAATGTTGATCATGACACAGTTGAACAGGATATACAAAATTTTGGAATAAAAATTAATCAGCAATTAGGTTTTAATTACCCTTATTTGGATCCCAAACAAAGCAAGTATACTTTAGACCTGTATAACGAAACAATGAATTTAACAAACACATATCTAAAATGATCTACGATATTTTTTATGTAAGCAAAAACACTGTCAACGACACTGATTGGTTATCTTTTAACAAAAGATTTCCATTATCTCAAAAAATTGAAAATGTAAAAAATTTCTCAGATATTTCCAACAGAGCATTCACTAAGTTATTTTGGGTAGTTTGGGATGATATAATTGTTTTAGATGATTTTGATTTTAGTTATATTGTTACAAAATGGGATGAAAAATACATCCATGTTTTTAAAAATGCAGACCATTATGATGGTGTAACATTATTCTCAAAACATTCAAATGTAAGTAACAAAGAACTTGAAAAAAGATTTTACATAAATCATAAAAAAATAGATATAATTGCTAGCGAACCAAAGAACACCGAACTCTATGATATAGTGTTTATCAGTTATAATGAGCCAACAGCTGATGCTAATTTTATAAATTTAAAATCAAAATTCCCAAGAACTAAAAGAGTGCATGGAATTAAAGGTATACATCAAGCCCACATAGCCGCCGCCAAACTAGCAAAGACCTGTATGTTTTGGGTAGTTGACGGCGATGCTGAAATTGTTGAAGATTTTAATTTTGATTATAAGGTATCTGCCTACGAGCAAGATATTGTATACGTTTGGCGCAGTAAAAATCCTATCAATGATCTAGTGTACGGATATGGAGGAGTTAAACTATTGCCAACTTCAATGACTATAGGCATGGATGTATCTAAGCCAGATATGACAACTAGTATATCTAGTAAATTTAGAGCAGTAAAGTCTATATCAAACATCACAGCATTTAACACTGATCCGTTCAACACTTGGAAATCAGCGTTTAGAGAATGTTGTAAATTGTCCAGTAAAATTATTGATAGACAAAAAAGCGAAGAAACATTACATAGACTCGATGTATGGTGTACGTTGGGTTCTGATAGACCGTTTGGACAAGAAGCTATTGCCGGAGCAATAGCAGGCAAAGAATACGGAGAGTTTAATAAAGACGATCTAGAAGCACTTAAAAAAATCAACGATTTTGATTGGTTAAAAGAATATTATGAACAACAAACAAAAAAATAGATCTCAAACAGGATCTAAATAATCATATGAAATGGCGTCAAAAAAGAATAGATTTTAAAGAACAAATTCTAAACCCTATTAGCCCTAGTTATTGCGCAGCCAAGTGGAGTCAAGTTACTATACACTTAGGGTCAGGACATACTCATAGTTGTCATCATCCAAGAACACATCTAATACCCCTAGAAGAAATCAAACGTAGTCCTAGTGCCTTACATAATACGTCTTTTAAGATTGAACAGCGTTTAGATATGCTTAACGGCAAACGTCCTACAGAATGTGAATATTGTTGGCAAGTAGAAGACCGAGGTGAGGTACTTAGCGATAGAGTGTTAAAAAGTTACGAGCCATGGAGTAAAGATAGAATTTCTGATCTTCAAGGGCTGAATCATGTTAATCCAAGCTATTTAGAAATTAGTTTTAGTAATGTATGTAATTTTAAATGTAGTTATTGTAGTCCAGATGTCAGTAGTAAATGGATGGAAGAAATTGAAAAGTTTGGAGCATATCCTACCAGTCAAAAATTTAACAATATAGAATGGATTAAGACACAGAACAAGATGCCTTTTTTAGAGCGTGATCTAAATCCATATGTAGAAGCATTTTGGCAATGGTGGCCTGAACTTTACCCTACTCTTCATACATTTAGAATTACTGGTGGCGAACCGTTAATGACCAAACATACCTTTAGAGTATTAGACTATATCATAGAACATCCAAATCCGGAACTAGAGCTAGGTATAAACAGCAATCTATGCGTTCCAGAAAAGCTAATGGATGAGTTTATTGAAAAAATTCAACAAATACAAACAGCCAAAGCTGTTAAGAATGTAATGGTTTACACCAGCTGTGAGGCATATGGAGCTCAAGCCGAGTACATACGTTACGGCATGGATTATAAACAATGGTTATTAAATTGCGATCGTTATCTTAGCTCTGTTCCAGACTCACAAATTCATATCATGAGTACTTACAATTTACTAAGTGTAATCAGTTATCAACAGTTCTTAGAAGATATTTTAGTTTTGAAAAGAAAACATTGTAGTCCTCGGATTAATAACAATCATTCTGTATATATAGATATTCCCTATCTAAATTATCCTTCTCATCAAGTTGTAGGTTTATTATCGGAGGAGTTTATTATTAATATACAAGTACAGATTGATTTTATGAAAAACAACATCGATAAAAATGAAGAAGATCGTATGGGATTTTTTATAAGTGAGGTAGAAAAATTACAGCGTGTACTTACGGTATTTGAATCTAAGATAAAAAACGGATACCCAGAAAAAGAACAATTTAGAAAAGACTTTGTTAACTTTGTCGATGAACATGATCGTCGTAGAGGCACAAACTTTAAAAATACATTTCCAGAACTTATGAAATTTTATAACGTTTGTAAACAATTACCATAACAAACCGTCTAAAGCAGTTTGTTAGTTTTGTCAGTTATGTCTTGTTTTAGACGTTGAATATCAATAGAAAAATCTACTTTGGTAATATCTTCTCTATATTCTTGAAATGTGTCTAACAGTTTTTCAGCAACAATGTCATTAGTTGCATTATCTAGCTGCTCTTGAATATCGATTTCCCATATTCTACCATTGTTAAATTCTAACCGGACGCTTTTTAAATATGCTACTGGCATAGTATTCATATACATATCTTCAAAAACTTCCGGCCATTCCTTGATCAAATGAATGGGCGGCCTAAATAAATGTTTAGGCACTTTCGGCTTCTTTGGCCTTTGCCGCTTTCTTTGCAGGTGGATCTAAATCGTCTGCTTGCTTCCGTAGTCTTGCTGCTTCTTTGTACATGGCATCTGCTTGACTTCTAAAATTGCGAGCTATATCACGATCAGTAAGTACTTCATTGGCTGAGGCAGCTGCGCTAGCAGTTTCTTGAACTGGTGTTGCAGTTTCTTTCTTAGCAGGAGCACCTTTGGTAAACGTATACAAGTCATCTATTGCGCAATTTTTTTGTTCTGCAATAAACGAATTTAGCTCATGCAATGAAATCTCTGAATTTGGAGTAGGTGTCATGATAATAGTATCAGTAGCCACTTTTATCAAACGATTATCTGCCTGTAGTGCCTGTAACATAGGGCGACCGTCGGGGAATGGTCGAGTGAAAAGGATTTCACCGAATTCCCATGCATCTTGTGCAACATCTTGATCTACAAGATCAATGATTGCATTGTGATATTGATCTGGCAAAGGAGATGTTTGCACAACCAATGCCATATTTGACTCACCGGGTAACGTTCTAAAAACCACAAGAACTTTTGATCCTGTGTTTTTTATCTTACCCACGTGTTTGAGATTTTTCATATTATTCCTTTTTGGCTGCAACAGATTCTAGAAAGGTATTTAACTTATTGTAAGCCTTACCTACTGCTTCTAATTCTGCAGCTTTGAATGCACCTCGACTACTAGCAACTTCTAAAATACTACGCAAGGAAGCTAGATCGCTGAGATTAAGTTCAGCACCGGCAGCACTTGGTGGTTGTTGAGTTTGTTCTTGTTCTGGTGATGATGTTGTTACTTCTTGGTCCATTAGTTTCTCCTTAGATATGGGCATGCTAACATAAAATATGTCAGTTCTTTATGATCTTCAAACCCCGCAAACATTGCGGATTTCAATTTGCTATCGTTTTCTATACTTGAAAGTTTCACGACAGCATATCTACCTTTTAATTTGATTCGAATCCAGTTTTCAATTTCGTCTGTAAAAAAATCTATTTCTTCGAGTTTAATTTTTCCAAAATGCGGAGGCATCACTCGAAGTGATCTTTTCTTTAAAATGTCTAAAGGATTATATTCGATCATTGTAAAAATATTTATAGATAACAAATAATTTGATCAGGATTCTTGGCTAAGCCTTTGATGCATGGCTTTGGCGTAGCCCATTTTTCTTACATCTCCTGAAAACAAATACAGTTCAAAGGCAGATTTTTCTCTTAAAACAACAATATGTTTTTTAGTTAAATGATATGGCGATTCGATAAATTGATCTAACCAAACTAGTATTTGTGGAGTTATACTAATTTCTTTCAATATTTCAACTTTGTATGTTTTGATTTGAGAATAAGTTTCTACAAATTCTAGCCCTTGATCTGTAAGTCTTAGGCCGCCACAGTCTTTACCTCTGACATTTTGCCACCAGGTAGTGCGGAATTTTTTTATGATATTCTCGTCAAAGGGTTGACCAGCGGCTTTGAGGAATACCGAAGTATAGGTATCCTTTAAATCCATTTAGTCTACTCGTTCTCCGGCATTTAATTTAAATACTGCAAAGTCTGTGGTCTTAAACAACTTGTTCAGTTTCTTGGCTAAATTTCTTGCGTGTCCGGGATTACTAAAACTAACTTTTTTGTACTTTGGGCCAGGATAACTGGATACCATACTACCACTTTTCAAGTTAAAAGGCTGATCTTTGTAAAACACAGCCCAAATGGCATCACTGTTGAGAATTTGCTCAACTTTGTATGTTTCCTTGTCAGTGTATTCAAGAATAACTTTGGGTTTAGGTCGACTCATATCTATACGTGTTATTATAAAGCACGTATATATTTATGTCTAACTAAAGTTGCCACCGTCAAACTTAACATTAATGTTGGTTGTAGATTCACGTATTTCCACCAACATCGCGTGTATTTCCTGAACAGTTTTTCCTAATTTAGCAGTCATCACAGCTAATTCTTGAGTAAGCTCTCTCGCTTCTTGAATTGTTAATCTTATATCTTTTTGCTGACCACGCTCTGCAACTGCTATGCGTTGAATAAGTTTTTCAACACCCGGTAACGTATTTGGAATATTATTTTGAGACATTAGCCAATACCTGTTTCATTTCAATTTCAGATTGAAACGGACCTTGAAACTCATACCTTTGTAATGTTATTAATTTAGGACAAAAACTTTTTACCCATCCTTTATCGAACCGTATCACATAAAAGCCTGCACAGTACAAACTCTTGCTATCTCCACTCTTTGTAAACAACGGTAATTTTCTTTTTATATCATACATTGCATTATGAGGCTCAGCACTTGTGGCATAACCGTGAACTTCGTTAGGTAATGCATCGTTGGCTTCTTTAATAATTTTAGCCACAAAGAAATTTTTACCAAATTGTTTAGTAAGACTTTCTTTTGTGTCGTAGATTTGTACACCTAATTCGTTACTCATGACAAATCTATCATCTTCGTTTTTTCTTAGAGTGGCAAATTTTTCACCGTCTCGTTCAACAATCCAGAATTTGTTTTCTATAATTGGTTTAGCGTGTAAGTCTGTCATAGTGTTCTCCCAGCAGTCATTAGTTTTTGATTCACAAGTATCTTCATACGGACAAAGTTTTAATTTCATTTGAATACCTCGCATTTAGTGGCTCGGCATAGGCCTGTGCCTGATCGGCAATTTTTTTAAGATCGTAAAGATTACAAAATTTCATTAATCTAATTCCAACTTGACTAATATTTTTATTAGCAGTTGTTGCTGTTAAAATAGTTTCTGTGATAATGTTTTTAATTTCTTCGGGCTGTGCAGAGAGATCGATTAAAATACGATTGCGTTCATAATCATCTAACACACGATGTTCTTTACCTTCGTGGTCGGACCAACGTTGCAACATGAGATTGTTCCACGCATAGCCTTTTGAGTCTCGGTCACCATAGGCTTCACGGAGACCAACCTTATTCTTTGTGCCTTTTTCACGTACTCCCGGATATGCAGAGAATACGTTGTCTGAGGTATCGCCTCGCATACACTTCTCAAAGAGTAACCACTGGG